TTGAGTGGCTTCAAAAGCAAGGCGCGGGCGGAGTTCCAGCCGAAAAAGATAAACCTAAAGATGAATACTATTTCCCAAACCCCAGTGTGGGCAAAGGCACGAATGACCCAGCCGACATGATCGTTGGCGGGCCTGAAACCGGCCCGCAAGAGTCGTACTACTTTCCACCCAGTGCTAACCCTCAAAACTTTGCTGCGCTAGACAAAGAAGGCAAGTACTCAATGATGGAGAAGGCAGCAGAGGTATCTGCATCCGCCCGCGCTCCAGAGGAGATAGACAAAGAAGAGGAGTCTTTAAAGAAGCAGTTAATTGCGGGATTTAATCGCCAAAAAATGATGGCAATGGCTCCTGGCCCTATGCAAAGGGAGTTCCAGTTAAGGGGTGGGTTTGATGCGAAAATCGATCCTTCAATGTCTTTGGCTGACATAATCAAGGCAACCGAAAAATCATACACTGGCAAAACCCCAGCGAACATACGAGATAAGGCAGACGCATTAAGAATGGAGCGGGCCTTGGGCGCAGTTGACTTTAATCCCCGTAAATCAATCCTGTCGAATACCGAACGCCTTGCAATTAAAAGCCTTAACCCGAAGGATCAAGAGAATTATATACGCTCTTTGGAGGGTATAGAGTTACTCGCGAACGACCCTGACCTCGGCTACATAATTAAGCGTAACGGAAGGATTGGGGTAGCTGATGAGCGCGGTGCTTCGTTTGGAGACGTTGTGGAAATTCTTCCGGCAGTGGCTGACGGCGTGATAACTGCGATTGGGGTTAGTGGCTCGCCTCAATCTGGCGGAACAACTTTTGTCGCTAGTCAGGCAGCTAAAAAGGCTTTCTTCTCAAAGTTAAGAAATTGGCTCGGAAAGACTGCCACCAGAAGAACAGTGGGTTCAGGAGTTATTGAAGGGGGATCACAAGCCACTCGCGAGCTTGCAGCGCAACAAGCACTGCTTGATGAAGAGGACAGGGTGGCTACAGGTGGCGACATAGCAAAGGATGCCGGAGTAACCGGCTTAATCGGAGGAGGTTTTCAGGGCGTGGGCGAGGTAGCAGTCGCCGGAGCAAAAACTGTTCGAGGCGGCACAAAAGAAGCCAGTGAAGAAGCCGCAAGAATTAAGCGCGCAGAGGATGCAAGGGAATCATTAGGCATTGAAGCCCCGCTCACAAAAGCAGACATGAACCCAACCCTTGCCAAGGTTGAAGCTACTGTCGCAAGAATGCCATGAGCAGGTGTCCTTGGCCCGTTGACGGGCAACTTGCATGAGAACTACATTAGGCTTTTTGAAGATGTATCAAGCGTGATTCGTAAAAACACGAAGGGCGCAAGGACGATTGCAGAAATTGAAGAGGAGTTGGCTCAAAACGCTGGCAAAATCCCCAGCCAGAAAAAGGTTGTTGATGATGCTGCGGAAGGTGTTCAAAAGGCGGAAGGTGACCTAGCAACTGCCGAAGCTCAATCTGCGGCAAAAAAATCCGAAGCACTTGATGAATATGGTCAATCAGCTTCGTCAGCAAGAGACGCTTTGGAGCGAAGTGCTTTAGGAGTTGATGGGGAAGGGGGGTTACTGCGGGAAGACGCAATGAGACAGTCCCAATCCTTAATGCGAGGAAAGGCACAGGAATCATTTCTTGATCCAGTTGCATCAAGATTGATAGGAGGTAGAAGCATTGATCAAGCAACAACCAGCAACCCACAGGCTGTTTTTGAATCTTTGCAGGGGGCAGCGGAACAAGAGCGCAACAGATTCCAAAGAGAGAGTAAGAAAAAATTTAAGAAGGTTTATGGTCACCCTGAAGCAAATGAACCTATATTTGACATATCTTCAATCAGAGAAGTTCTAGGGGATGCCCGTAAAGGTTTACGCGACGAAGATGGTAATATTTTAAGCGGTTTGTCTGCGGATGATTTAGGCGGGATCGAGCAATTGCTCAAAGTAGCCGATCAAAAGCAAACCCTTGCTGACCTAGTATCGTTTCGTCAGCAGATTTACGACAGTATAGGGAACGACAAGATTTTCGGTGGAATATCGAACGGTATCAAGAAGAAGGTTGGTGCTGAAATTACTCAAATAATCTACAACCAAGCTGAAGAGGTTGGGTCGAAACAATTTTCCAAGGATTTAAGGGCGGCAAATAAGCATTATAAAAACCGAGTAGATGATTTCTACAATTACGGTGTGAACACACTTTTTGCTGATGCCACAAAGCGTCAAGGCGGATACCTAGACAGGCTCGTCCGTGAAGTAGGAGAGAGCGGAGCAAAATCGCAGACATACAGTGATCTGGTTCGCTTGCTCGGTATAGGTTCCAAATCTTTAGAGGGCGCAAATGAGGCTATATCAAATGCCTTGGTAAAGTCCGCGTATGACAACAGTACTGGCGCGATAAACATAAATAAACTTATCGATTCAGTAGACAGCCTCAATAAGATTGACCCTGAACTTTCCAAGAAACTTGGATTCGATGCGACCATGATTAACTCGGCGAGAAGCGCGGTTAAAGCGTTTGCCGGAACAGGGGAAGTAGATGCTGACTTATTGGCTGAACTATTGCAGCGCGGAATTGTCGAGGGTAATGAAAATATTGCAACTGATGTCACAAACATTTTGGCGGTTAGTAGATTGAGGAGAGAAAATCTAGCTAACGGCATCGAAGACCTACTAGCCGGAGACTCTATAGTTGACCCAAATATTAGGAGAAAGTTGCGTGATGCTACGGGAAGTGAGCGGGATAAAATTGCTAAAGCTGAAGATAAAGTCAGGGAAGTAATTAGAAAAGAGTCAGAAAATGTAAGCGATAAAAAGTCGGTTTCTATCTCTGCAAAGGACAGGCTTGAGGCGGAGGAATTGGCTTTAAAAGAACTTGAGTCAGACGCATACCTTCAGGCAATTCGTGGAGACAAGTTGGTTGACGGAAGTGAAAGCTACAAGAACCTGTACAATAAAGTATTTTCCGCAGACGGTAAGGGGCGATCAAAAATTAGCCCCAAAACACTTGAGAGAATAATAGCTGATCTTGAGGTGACTGCCGCAGGAACCAATAGCCAAGCAGACGCCGCACAATCACTACTGGATGACATCCGTCGAAGGACTAGGCTCGACCTTTATGAAAAGGTTAGAGGCATTCCAAGCAATGTTGTTGGAGCAAGGGCAGAGGAACTGAAGTCTGAAGGAATTGAAGCGTATGCGGTTAATGCATCTGATTTTGTTAAAAGAGTCAGGTCTGACAAAGAATCAAGAGAGCATTTAAGAATTATTTTAGGCGATGGGTTTGAGCTTGAAGAGCAAATGGCTGACGCACTTGCTCCTGTTGCCAGAAAAGAGTCTGCCAGCGGCGGCGTTGCGTCCATGACTGAAAAGACGGCGATAGCGTCTACCGCAGATGACCCAGTGAAGGCGATGGAAACTATTGCCAGCATCTGGGCAATGTCTGTTTACCTAGCCAGAGGTGATAGCAAAATTTGGCGAGCTACAAAAGAGTCCGCTCCGGCGCAAAAGGCCGGAGAACTGGCTGGGCAAGCCCTAGACAGCAGAACCGCTCGCGTGGCAGCGCAGTGGGTGACATCACTCACAGGATCACAGGCCGCGCAAGCAATGCGGGATTTAGAAGCGGACTACGGAACTGAAGAGGCTAAAAAGATTTATAGCGCAATCGAAACTATAGCCGCACAAGAACCAACGCGCTAATCCTTACCAAGAATGAACCGGCACATCTCTACAAACGTCCTTTCGGATTTAGATGTTTTCTTGGCCTCGATCTGCCGCATTGTGTCTAGGATGGCGCGATTTACAAATGATGATCGGGGAATGCCGCAGCGTTTTGATAAGTCAGTTAACTTTCGTAACTCTGCGGTAGATAGCCGGAATGTACTGTATTCCAGCTTCTTTTCGGACTTGGTTTTCATATAGTGCGTTAATGGGTTATTGGCAAGGTGACAAATGGTGTCACAGTGTCAATAAAGAGTTTGCAAAAATCGGGTGGGATTATGGGCAAATTTGAGACTTTTGTGGCTTTTGGTGACGCACATGGAGATATGGCGTGTCGAGAGTCGATCAACGCCCTCGAAAAGCACATCGAGGAGTTCAAACCGCAGCACCGCATCTGCCTCGGCGATTTCTTCGATTTCCGCGCTTTGAGAAAGGGCATCGGGAATGATGAGAGCGATGCCTACGATAATTTAGTGAGCGATACCACCGCAGGTTATATGTGGCTGGATCGTTTGCGACCCACAGTATTTTTAAACGGAAACCATGAGCATAGGTTATACCGAGTGGCCGAGGAAGCGGCCAACGGGCTGGTACGCGAGTACGCGATTGAAGGCGTTAAAAAGCTGGAAGGCCATCTCCGCAAAATGGGATGCAAGGTGTATCCATACCACTATGAACAGGGAGTTCATACGATCCGCAAAGTGGCGTTCATCCACGGATACGTTGCATCGCAAGCGGCTGTAAAACATTCAGCCGAAGTTTACTCACCCCCTGGCGGGGCAACCGTGATGGGACATCTGCACAGGATCGAAGCAGTCCACGCGGTCAGGCATGGTGGAGCGCAGGGGTACTCCGGCGGGTGTCTCGCTGACATCCCTCGCCTCCATTATGCCGCAACCCGCCACGGCACAATGCGCTGGGCCAACGGGTGGCTTTACGGTGTAATAGGCAAAAAGGGGTATAAGATATGGCAAGCCGAAAGAGTCGAAAACAACTGGATGCATCCCTAGAGGCCAAAGCGAGCGGCAAGAGCGATATCGCCGAATGGGCCAAGGCGTTGCTAGAAGCCAGAAACTGCGGCGATGAACCCGTGCCGGAGGGATACCTTACGTTGAGGCAGATATCCAATCAGCTAGAATTGGCTCGCTCCACCGCGCACACCCTAGTTGAGGAGATGGTCGAGGATGGTCGAGTTGAGGTTAAGGAGTTTTATCGCGGGCGCGGCAAGGACGGGCGCAGGTACAAGGCCAAGCATTACAGGATCATCAAATGAATGTACGGGTTAAAAAGGGGGAACTATATGTCATCCATTGGCTCGATGCCGCTGGCTACATGATGGAGGATTTGGTTAAGGCTAAACCGTGTCTCTGCAAGACCGTAGGCTGGGTCAAAAAAATAGAGAAAGATCACATCGTTTTAGCGTCATCTTATTATCCGGATGACAAGGATGAGCATGGTGATTTTTGCGTTCTACCAAAGGGCATGGTGACCAAGGTGACTCTAATTGACTTCAGAGAATAACCTCACTGTTAATAACTTAAATTAACTTGCCGCTTGACTGCTCACATAGTGAGCGTTACTGTCCGCTCATGTTAGAGCAGCTATCCGCATTATCAACACGCCGCGATGATGAGGGCAACCATCAGATAGTAGAGTTCATCACCAAGGAAGACATCTGCCGGATGGTGGATGTAAACCCGCGCACCGTTCAGCGTTGGGTGGCATCGGGTGAACTCCCCTGCATTAAATTAAATCATAATGCAAACTCCCCGATTCGATTCCGGATTGAGGATGTAGACAGATTTCTTTTGTCGCGAATGCGACAGGCCAAGGAGGCGCAAGATGGAACAGGGAAACCATCTGCCGATCCAACTACTGCGCCTACCGATAAGTAAGGTAGGCCAGTGTTGGGTCTGCGGGAGGGCCGAACAGGTTCTCACGATTGCAGACAACAGTGTTAAGGAAATGATGTGTGAACATTGCGGAGCTTTAGCTTTGGCTAATGAAAAGTGGCTTTGTGTCCACTTGCCAGAGGCGGGCATCCGCCACCCTAAAAATTACGAACATTTCAGATGAAAAAAGAAGCTACAAACACAACGGGCTTGATGGACGCGCTGGTCGCGGCACAAGCGGAACTAGAGACTGTAAAGGGAACCAAAGAGAACCCTTTCCATAATTCAACCTATGCGGGGCTGGATGATATCGTGCAGACGGTGTTGCCGGTGTTAAGCAAACACGGCATCGCGGTTACGCAAACGACTTCATTCCTTCGACGCCACATCGAGGAGGGGCGAGAGTATTCGCCGATCATTCTGATGGTGACCACCTTGCACAAAGGTGATGAGAAGATTGCATCGGAGCTGCCATTGCTCGGCGTAGGCAACAATATGCAAACGCTTGGAAGTGCGGTGACCTACGCGCGCCGGTACGGGTTACAGGCCATCATCTGCTCTAGCTCGACTGATAAGGATGACGATGGCAATGCGACCTTGTCGCCGGAGGAACAGCGCAAGGGTCAGCAACGCGCACCAAAACGCCAACCGGCCAAGCAACAGCAACAACCCCCCGTAGCTGAAGGCGGCTTATTATGAGTGAGCGCAAAGGTCTGCCGAGTGCATCCTATATGGAGCAGATCGCGCTATGCCCTGACTCTTTTCAGGCGCAGATGCAATATCCCGATACCACAAGTTTTGCGGCGGAACGGGGCAACCGTATCCACGCTTACCTAGAGGGCCAGGATATTGAGCTTAACATGGAAGAGATGGAATGCGCGCAGGAGCTTGAGCATAAGCGTGATGAACTGGTGAAGCGCATTTTCCCAGACGCGAAGAAACTTAAAGTGGTGAAGGAGGTGCGGTTATGGCTGGAGAAATAAACTATTCGGGTATGCCCGATTATCTTGTGACAAAAGGTAATACTGCGCTGGTGGTGGACTACAAAACTGGCACGGGCAAGGTGACGGGTTCTCGCGAGAATCTTCAACTGCTGGCACTGGCTGTTTTGGTCAAAGCCAACCATCCGAAGATCACCAAAGTGTACGCGGCCATCATCCAGCCCATGCATCCGGTGGAGTGGGCCGAATACGACAGCAAGGCATTGAAGGATGGGCGGCAGTTCATCGAGGGCATCCTGCGCGTGGCGATGAGCAACTACGCTCACCGCGAGGCGGGCGAGAAGCAATGCCGGTTTTGCAAAGCCAAGGCTGACTGCCCTGAAGCTATCGCTGCCACCCTAACGGTGAGCAAGGGCGCGCAAGCCTTGAGTGATCCGGAGCGTTTCGCGCAACTGCTCGACTACGTTGGGGTCGCTAAAAAAATGATTCCGGAAATCGAAGAGCGCGCGCGCGTCATGCTGGAGGAGAATCCCGATGCAATTGACGGTTATGTCCTGAAGGACGGTGTTCAACGCCGAGAGATCGCATCCATCGAAGCCGCATTCCAAGCCTTGAAGCAGGATGGGCTAATCGATCAATCAGAATTTATCGGAGCCTGTAAGGCGTCCTTAACCGGCATTGAGAAGGCGGTGAAGGAGTCGAGCGGGCTGACAGGTAAAGAAGCAAAAGAGGCGGTGAGTCGCTCATTGGGCGACCTCGTTTCGACAACAAAAGGTAAACCACGTTTAACTAAAAAATAGTATGGAACAGAAAAAACAACTCCCACCAGGTAAGGGGTCAATCTACCTAAATCTAAATCCCAAGAACCCGAACTCACCGCGTTACTCCGGCAAGATTCGGATGCTGGATGGAACTCTAACCAAGGTTTCGGTCTGGCTGAACGGCGAGATGGGCAAGGAAGGATTCAACTTCGGTATCGCAATGGAAGAGGTTGACGAGGGCGCGGAGGCGCAGCGTCAGGAGCAACGCCAGCAGCAAGCCGGTTGGAACAAGGTTCAGGCTACCTTGCAAGAGGGTCAGCCTCCGCAACAGGCCGCGCCTCAACAGCAGACCATCACCGAGGAGGATGATGTTCCGTTTTAGTTAATCTAACTGGCGGGTCGATTCTTCAGGGACACCCTCCTTTGCGGCTAACGCCGTTTCCCGTCCCGCGGCCCGCCAGTTTCAATTACTACAATGAATGAAAAACGAACTCACATCGACCTCTTCTCCGGCATCGGAGCATGGAGCATCGCTGCCGAGCGAACCGGCAACTTCCAAACAGTTGGATTTGCTGAATGTGCCAAGTACCCCAGTGCCGTCCTCAAGCGACACTGGCCCCATGTCCCAAACTTTGGGGATATCCGAAAAGTCACTTTTAAGAAAACAGGCATCTGCGATTTGCTCACCGCCTCGCCCCCTTGCCAACCTTACTCCAGAGCTAATAACAACCGAGGCGACGAATCAGATGACCGTATCCTCTGGCGAGAGTTGTTTAACATTGTTGAAGACCTCCGGCCCACTTGGCTCATTGGTGAGGAGGTTAGTGAGTTCGCGAAGTTTCACCTCGACGATTTTTTCGATGCGCTGGAGTCCGCAGGGTACACCACGGGGGCGGTTGTACTTCCAGCTTGTGCCTACGGAGGTTGCCCCCATCGAAGGGACAGACTCTGGTTCATGGCCCACACCGACCAGCCGCGATTGGAAGGACACCGGAAGTTTAGAAAACGTTCCCGAAAAGGGACTGCTTGGGAGAGTGTTCCAGAACATCTTTGGGATGAAACTCCCTCCAGAGTTCTCCGAATGGTTAATGGGTTTGCCTCTTGGCCACACCGTAGTGAACGGATTCAAGCTATTGGAAACTCAATCTCCGCGCCCCTCGCGCACCAAATCTTAAAACTCTTATGAAAAAAATACTGCTACTACTGATGTTCACCTTACCGGCCAAGGCCGTGGTGATTAACCCCCAGTTGATCGATGGGTTCGCCTACATCGAATCCAACTTTAATGATAAGGCGATTGGGAAGGCTGGAGAGAAGGGCGCATGGCAATTCGGCAAGGCGGCGTGGGCCGACTGCAATGCCGAGCGCATTAAGATGGGCAAGCCGGTCTACCATTGGAGCAAGGCCCATGACCGGCGCATCGCATCTGATTACGCCCACCTATACCTCTGCCTGATCCACGGCAGACTATGGAAGGCGTTAGATCGCGAGCCTTCAGTTGGCGAACTCTACGCTGCCTACAACTGCGGAGTGAATGGATTCGCAAATGGCCATGACGGCAAAATCTCCAAATGCCCCGTCACAACCCAAAATGCAATTTCAAAACTAATCAAATACCTAAAATGAAATCCAAACTAAAACTATCGCCATCAAAAGCAAAAGAGGTCGATCACATTATCGATGTGGTTGAAAAGCATACCGGCATATCTCGCAAGGACATCTTGGGGCGTAACCGCATGGAACCCATCGTGGATGCTCGGCACATCGTCTGGTACTTGTGCGCTGAACATCTTGGCATTCACCTGGCTATGCTTGGCCGACACTTCGACTGTCATCACGCTGCCATCATCCATTCGCTAAAGCGGGTCGCTTGCCGGATTGTGGTTCACCGTGACCGTTACTTCACCGGCTTGATCAATGAGATCGCCAAGGAATTGGATTGCGAATCTGTCATCCCTCAAATGCCTCATGTCGAGCGTGTCAAAGCATAAGGTATATATCGAATGCCCAAGCAGAGTACCAAGCCTGAATCGGCTATTCGGCATGAATCCGTGGGCGCGGAAGAAGCTCAAGGAGGAGTTGTTCAACGAAGTGTGGTTCGCATTACAAGCCGCCGGATTCGACTGCTTGACCCAGATAACCTTACGCCGAAATACCACATCGACGCGCTCCGCTACGCGGGCATCATCGAAGACGACACAACGGCGCACATCGAAGTCATCTGTAGGCAGGAAAAAGTCAAAACGCGCAAAGAAGAAAAAACGATCATCGAGGTGAATCCATGAAAGGTGCAGGGTACTACGATTTTTGTGAAGACGAATTGAATGATCCACCATTGTGCTTTCATGGCCTTGAGCCTGTAGCGATGGAGTGGGATGAGGAACGGGGGGAATGGGAATGTCCAAGGTGCAAGCAGGATCAATAGAGTTTTGGGAGGAATATGCCCGCCGGACTTTAATTAACAAGGACGCCAGCCGGAGCGAAGTAGACTGCGCTTTGATTGGAATTACAGGGAGCAAAGACCAATGGCTGAAGAACGAATTGAAAAAGAAGAGAGTGAAAGCGTGGGCGGGCAAGTTGAGCCTATTAGTGAGTATGATCGGGGCTGGACTTTAGGCTACCGGATTGGGCGCGGACAGATGGAGAATTATTACAAGGGCCAGTTGGAGACGCTGGAGAAACAGATGCGCTACTACAAGGATTTGTCAGACCGATGAACCGGCTATCTCTCGTCATTGATATTTTACTGGCACTGGCGTTCTTCGCCTTTTGCCTTCGAATCGCATTCAGATGATCCTGCAACTCGAAATACCGCAGATCGCCAAGCAATATGCATGGCTCTTCCTTGCCCAAAACAATATGGGTAATCGTGGGCATTTCGATGGTGACCGTAACCGGCAGTACACCGGCCTATTAGGTGAAATTTGCTTTAAGAAACTCATCACGGGCTATTGGCCCACGCTCAAGGGGGGATATGATGGCGGGTTTGACATCGAACTGGACGGGCTGAAGGCGGATGTGAAGACAATGGGCCGGACGGTTCCGGTATCCCCAAACTTCGTTCACAATTTTGTTCTGGCCCAAGCGCATCTGGATGCCGAGGTGCTGATATTCCAATCGCTGATCAAGGACACTTCCACACTGGAGGTCTGCGGGTGGATATCGAAGGAGGATGCGCTGGCTTTTGGCACTGAATACCCCAAGGGTACAATACGGAAACGTAGGGACGGTTCTACGTTTCAAACACAAGCAGCACTTCTGGAGGTCGAGCAACGCTTCCTGAACCCCTTCAGGGGCCATTTAGCGTTCAATCTGGAGTCCAGCCAACTATCGGGGCCGATATTCGCCCCTGCACAATTATGAGCCTACTAAACCATGCAGCAGTCACCAAAGAGGTGATGCAGACCGCTAACCGATACAAGAAGGGCATCAGCCAAATCTCCAGGGATTGGAAGGATGAGCTTGAGCAAGATGTGCGCCTATTAATTTTCAGAAAAGTAATGGCCCATGAGAGGGGCAAAACATTGAAAGTAAAATGATATGAAAGACAAAGATGAAAGACTGTTTCAATTCCCATTCTATCCAGAATCATTCCTAGTCTCAACCATGCTGATGAGTCCGGCGGAGGTAGGCGCGTACATGAGACTGCTCTGCCATTCATGGCTGGACGATGGGATTCCGATGAAAAGCAAATCACATTTGGCGCGTTTGGCGGGCGTTTCTACATCAAAACTGGAACAAATTCTGCCCAAATTCTATATAGACGATGAAAATCGTGTTCGCCACCATCGGCTTGAGGAGGTTCGAAAATCGGTCACCGACCTTCGGGAAAAGCGCAGAAAAGCAGGTGCATTAGGAGGTAAGGCAAGTAAGCAAAGCTATAGCAATGCTGTAGCAAACAGGCAGCAAAAAAGCAGCAATCGTCCACCTAGTAAAACAAAACAAAATAAAACAAAATATACCCCCCTTAATCCCCCCAGCAAATTGTCCACCGCTGACAAGATCGCATTGGAGCGCGAGCGGGATGCCATTGCCGAGGAAATTAAAGACATCTACCGGAAGGCGGGCAGGGACGCGATGGGCAGTGTGATCAGTTGGGGCAAGTCGGATGATCCGGAGCGCGTCCAGCATTTGCGCGAGCAGGAGCAGATGATCAAGGATCGGCTACGCGATAACGTGCTATGCATCGCGAGTGATGAACCGGCGAACGGTCACATCCCCGATGCCATTTCAATCCTAGCAGCAGAAAAGACACTCTGATGTGCGTACAGGCATAGCTCGTAATGGCCCGTAAATGGGCCTACAAGCCATTTTGATAACAGAACAGCATGATGAGGGCGGGCAGGGTAGTAAAAGGTGTTAAAACGTAAAAGGGCCGGAAGGCAATTTCTACCCTCCGGCCCGTGTGACTGAATCAAACAGGCTAGGACTTCCCGTCTAATTCATTAATTTTCCTAAAATATTCTGCGACTCTTATATATCCGGTTCGGGCCATGCCTATTTTCTTGTACATTCCTAAAAGTGAGTCTCCAATATTAATCAAAATCTCCATTTCTCGCATTTCTCGGTATTTATCGCGCATCGCGGTTAACTCGCGATCATGCTCTATTAGTTTTTCAAAATTATCGCGGTAGATTTCAATCCAGTAAAAATCATCCATTTCCCTTTGGAGATTAATAGCCCGATAATGGTTCAGTCTTTTAACATCAGACAACCTTACGTCCCGCCCGCATTGATCAATCTTTTTAAGCCGAAAAACTGTCTGCGGATTATCAATAGAGGTTTGGTAAATATGCCAAATAACGCATTTCAACGGGCGGGTAAAATTGCTTTTAGGCAATTCTTTTAGCGTGGGATCGTTCATACACTCAATACATTTTCCTTAATGGTTTTGATCAATAATTCAAGAGACTCATCCTCATCATCTATATCCTGGTACTCTCCATTGGGGTCATTCCATTGAAGCATCCGGATTCGCTGATCATGGTCGAAATCCTCCGGATACCGTCCGGCCCATGCGAATTGATCCAGCCAAGGCAAAGTGTAGAACACTTCCGATATCCAGAAATCAAACAGCATCGGTTCCAATTCCTCCCGCGTTTCTGCCGTGCGCGAATCATTCGCCACTTCGCATCCGAAGCATTCAATGACCGAGACACCGCGCGATGATTTTGGCGCGCGTTCGGGATTCAATTCGTGGATATGCAAACCGCCCTCATAAACGTGAAGCGCGCGAAGGTCGCCCAATTTATAGCCCAATAGGCAAGGCAATAAACCGGCCTTGTGCATTGAATCGTAATCGGTGAGCGCGCGATGGGATTCCTTAAAGCGCGCGTATAGCGCGAGAGAGTGATCACTTAATGTTTTGCTGTAGTTCATGGTTTCAATTTGATTTTTCGATTCGTTCCAATTCTTCCAAAACCTCCATAGATTTTATGGGCAGTTCCAATTCAATTTGATTCAAGGCGCGCGCGAGTGATTCCCGCGCGAGCGCAATATCTGCTTTATGGGTTGCTGGTTGGGATAATGCCGCAAGCGCGCATTGGGCCGCGCGTAATAGATCGGGCGCGAGCGCGAACAAACTAGCGCGAGCGCGATTCTGCTCTGGCATTACGGCAAGCAATTTGGGCCGCCGGTTTTTTGTGTACTCGCGCAAGATCAATTTGTCGCCTTGTGTCTCTACCAGGATTCTGTTGTCAGTGTTCATGGTGTTAATTCCATTTAATTTTATTTTGCGTCAATGCGTTTTGCGCTTCTATTTCATTGGCGAATAATTGGGAGGTTTTCGTTTTGCCCCCGCCAATCCATTTTTGGAAATAATAGCCCTTGCCTTCGTTTTCGGCATCATCCGGCGAATATATTAATTCAATGTTCATGGTGTTTTAATCCTTTCCGTTTGCTTCCTTGTCCAATTTCTTACCGTATTCGCCCGCCGCAAATGCGGCGCGCTCTAGCTCGGAAATGCGCGCTTTAAATGAATGGTAAGCATCCCAAGGATCGATTGCGTTTTCCACAATCTCAATCATTTCAAGGGTTAAAAAATCATCGCGGCGCAACGCGCTTTCCCTGTTAAAGCCTTCCCCTATGTTTTGACTTTCACTGATTACGGTGCGCAATTGTTCACGTTGGGGGGCAGTCATTTCGCTGTATTCTATTTTTATGCTCATGGTGTTTTTTGTTTGCCGGTGTGACCGGATAGGGCGGGCCGATATTGAACCGGCCCGCCGTGATCCATTCACTTGCGCTTTACGTTCGCCGCTTTGTCGCAATCATCCGGCAATGATGCCGCAATGATTAAGGCAAATGGAATGGCCCAAAATAGGATTATTGCAAAAATCATTGTGCGCCCTTTCCGTTGGCAATTTCGGTCGCCTTGCGTTTGCTTTGTCCATGCGCCGCAAATCCAACAATTGCCGAACGGCTGGCATGGCTGCATAATTTACAATCGGCGCAACTTTTGGCGTCAAGGTATTGAGCAGGGCAAACGACAACCTTCCGCCCGTCCGGAGTAGTGCGCGGCAAATCCGCGGTGCGCTCGCGGTATTCGGCAAGAGATTCTGTGAATTCGCCTTTGTTCGCCTTGCGCCCGTATTTTTCCGGCAAGATTGTGACAACCGGCCCAATATCCAACGCGGCCAATTCGTCCGCTTCTGCAACCGTGTCCGCCGATAGATTTACCGTGAAACCGTTGGCGTTGGACTCCGCCACAAGTTTGG